TTAAATCACCTCAGTAGAACTTAATCGAACGCCCATCAGGATACGGCCGCGCATATCCCAAGTTATGTTATTTAATCCAAATATCTCTTGTAACAAGTCGGCTAACTGGTCACTATCCAGAAATAATTCCTTCTCTATAATTTGTTTCTTTTTCACCAAACTGCGGAAAGTATTTATAAGTTGGGGCTTTGGGTTCGCATCATTGCTAGTCATTGCAAAACATTCATTTTTTTGTGGTAATTCTTCATTTTTGAGTGGCAAATCTTCGATTTTTAGCGGTAAATCTTCGATTTTTAGCGGTAAATCTTCGTTTGCAACTGGTAAAGACTCCTCATCTACTTTGTGAGATTCGTAAAAATCAGCACCAGCTTTTGCAACAAATTTAACCATTGCTTTCCTGGAGAGTGAAAGTGCTTCCGCTAATAGTTCTTCCTTTGTAGCACCAGAGATTTCCATCATTTGTTTAAGACCTAAACGTTCATGATGAATAATTACTGCAGTAATTCTTCGTTTAAGACTTATTAAAGATCGGATCTCTTCGTCATTCATTTGACTGTAATCTTTCTCTTGTAAAGAAGGTTGTGGACTAACTGGAGAAACTTCTACTGGATTAAAACTATTTGGCTTAGTATTCACTTTTAATACTTCTATTCGTGGAGTTGTGTTTTGTAAAGCTGATTGCATACCGACTAACGTGTATGTATCACCACATTTTTCAACTTCTAAATTATCTAGCACTTGCTTCACAGTTTTTGCACTCAACTTGCAGATAGTCATTAGCTGAGAAACAGTTAACCCAAAAGCATCATTTTTTAATGCTTGCGCTACCTTCGACTTATATTCTTCGAAGGTTTTTATTTCAGTAATTCTTTTCATTTCCGCTGCACTATTCATATTCTTTCACTCCGAAAACACGAGCTCATTGCTAAGACTTCAAGTGTTCTTCAAACTCTTTACCAAGAGTCTGAGCTAACGAATTGCCGACTAACTCTCTAGTGACCATTCCATATTGTTTTTTGAACCTAAAATTAAAGCCGCGGCCATCTTCCATATCTCGAACCTGGTAGCCCAAATGGGCTAACCAGATTTTGAAGGCTAAGAGGTTTTTGCGTTTCACGACCTTTCGCATCACTTTCTCCAGCTACCTTCTTTCAGCAAAACGTTATAGAGGCACTGATCAATTTCAGAAGCATTTACGTTATCGAAGTGATGGTTCATGAATTCGCCAATAACTATTAATGTTCTAGTCATCGATGAGTATCTAAATTTCATGGCAGATCCTCATCGATCAAATAGATAGAAGAGCTAGTATTAGGCTTTTCAAGTTCAAGTTTTCGAGCTGTTACGGCTTGCATCATCTTCGGTTGAGCAAGCGGATCTAAACTGTGAATATCAATTTCATATGCATCTAAAGTAGCTAAGTCAGGGGCATTTTGGATTTTCACAAGCAATGATGGTTCATTAGCTTGCTTCTCTTTTTTAAGCTCCTCGAGGCGTTTATGCATATATTGCAACAATGGTGCGCGCTGCTCAGCTGACCATGAATTTGTGTATTTAGTTACAGCATTAACTTCTGTTACTGTCTTTGATTCGTCTACGCGCTTTTTTAATTCAGCAAGTTTTTTCTGATATTTACCTTCTTCCTCTTCAATGTACTTTTTGCCATTGTTTTGAGAAGCGTCTGGAACATTTACATAGACATCAACTTTTTCAAATGATTTAGCTTTAATGTTTAGGCGTGTATTTAATTCTGCATTTTCAACTTCTGTTAAAACGCCGTTAGAATTTATACGAGCACGAATAAAATCTAAGTCTTCTTTACTCTTAGAATTAGAAATCTCATCAATAAAGGCTTCACATAAAACTGATAATTCCGGATCTTGAGTTTTCGCTTCAGCTAAATTAAGTAAGTCATGTTTTTCATCCTCAGCCTTAGATTTGATTTCGGCTAATTCAGCAAGCTTCGTATTTTTAGCATCTTCAATTGCTTTAAGCTGGTCAGGGGTGAAAGAGTGTTTTTCAAGGCCAAAGCAAAGCGAATCAATTTCACACTCTGTTTTGCTGGAGCTAATACCGTCAAGAATAATGTCCTTTTCGGTTTCCAATAATTGTGGATCTGCTGACACTTCTTTTGTTTTCTTTTTGCCTTTTGATTTTACCGACTTTGTTTCTGTAGAAAGATCCTCATCTTCGTTTGCATCATTAAAAATCGGATCGCAAGTAGTAAGAGTAATTTCTTGATTGATTCCAACAAATGCTTGAAAGCCTTTTAAAAACAACTGGGCATTTTCAAAATCTCTCTGTACTACACCATTATTTACAAGAGTAACTAGGTAAGTATTTTTTGAACTGAAATCGCCAGCAATGATTGTTGATTTAGAAAAATCAACCCAAAAGACTTTTTGCTCATCAACTAACTCATCTAAAGTACAAGGCTTTGTAAAGGTGAAACCAGCAAGCTCAATTTTTTCAATATCGATGCAGAACTGATATTCAGGGTTTCCAAACACTGTCGCAGGGAACTCATTTAGCTCTGCAAATTCGCCCTCAATATGGCGACAAAGTAAATTTTTACCGCTTTGCAAAGCTGCAAAAGCTTCAACATTATTTAAAATATTCATGGTTTTATCCTTTTATTAATGCCTTACGTAGGTATGGATCTAAGTCATCTTGCTTTAATAACCAGGTGACGTAATCAGCAGGTAAGTCTTTAATGTCCATACCTTTATGCTTGCCGAAAGTAATTTTTTTGGGATGCGTGCTTGCTCTGAAAACAAGAACAGCGATTGCATATCTTTGATGCCTAAAGCTTTGCAAATTTGCTTGAGCAATACTGCAGTTAACAAAACATCCTGCTTCGCGTTATGAGCATTACGAATAGATTCTCGGGCTTTTACTGAGCCATTTGACAGCATGTAAATGAGTGCCGAAAGATTATGAGCTGCATCTGGCCAGACAAGGCGAGACAAGGCTAACGTGCAAATTGATTTTGCATTTACGGACTTGTCAGCAAGCTTGATAGCTCTCAGGTCATAATCAACATTGTGGCCAATGATGTATTGAACATCCTTAGGCAAGCGGAATGTTTCATAGCTAGGCTTGTCTGCTATATCTGTTTCTAGAATGTGATGTACCGCCATGGCCCCGAAACTGATCGGCTCAGGGCATGAGAAGTACTCATCAAAACAAGCATCTTTATCAACAAACAATTCACCGCTATCAAGAAAGCTAACCGGTACATGAGCGATCTCAATTGGAAACTTCTCGAAATCTGAGGTTTCAGTATCTAAAATTAATGCGCTCATGCTTTAATTTCCTGTTTCGCCAGTTTGTCAATTTCTGCTTTGGCCAGTTCTATTTTTTCAGCTTGAATATCTGCCAAGGTGTCGATACCTAGAAATTCACAGACATACTTAACGTCTAGACCGCGCTCATCAATAAACGCCTGCAGCTGGTCGCGTTGCTTATTTGAGATACAACCAGTTTTAGGTGCGTTTGGTGGATTTTGGGCTTGGGTGGTGTTGCCACGTTGTTGTTGAGCCTGCTGTTTTTGTTGCTGAGCAGTACCATTAGATTGAACCGCTTCTTGTTGTTTCTGACTCAAACTTTCTAAATGCTGTTGAATCACCAAATACTTTTCATTGCATGCAGCAAAAAGAATTTCATCAAACTCAGGAAGTTGATTGCGAATACCATCAAAGAAATAAGATGCCTGAGTTAAAGGCGTGTCTAATGGCAAATCTTTGATTTGTTTAAGCGCCTTATCACAGTCAGCTTTTGTGGCCACATAACCGTTATTTGATTGGTTTTGGTATTTCTGAGTATTGTCGCGTTGACGCTCGTTTTTAATATTGTTATTCGTGTGTGTATCTAGGTCATTCTGCGAATCATCAATCATTAACAAATTGCCAAGAGCATATTTTTTTGCATAGCTCTGATAAGAAGCATATTGTTGAGTTTTAGAGACCTTTTTATTGCTATTTAGGTCACGATCAAAATCATATTTAGCTTCACCAGGAACATCACAACGAATATATTTCTGGTCTTTGAATACCATGTATGCATAAATTTCAAAACCATCAGCGGTATCAAATTTTCTAGTAATAACAGTACATTTGTACTTCACAAGAAGTGGCTTTAATGCTTCTTGAATATCCTCAGCAGAGCGATATTTATAGCCACCACCAAATTCATTTGTATGAGACTTTGGAGCCTTAAGCTCATTAACAACTTTAATAAAAGTTGGATGATGAAAAACTTGTTCAAGACCAGGTAAGTCAAGAGGATTTACAGTTGTAGCATTACCTAATACATCGGGATTAATTGCAGCATTCATTTTGAGTACCTCAGTTATCCGTTATAACGCGCATTTTTATATGCGATTTTTTGGTTTGCGCTGTATGGCGTACGCTTAAAGCAGTCCTTTGAAAAAATTGCTTCACGTTCTTTTTTGCGCTGTTCTTTAACTTCCTGTTCAAGATTGCGAAGGATCCATGGCCTTTGCTTAAGTAGGCCTTCGGTTACAGGTGTGCTGCCGTTTTCACCTTCAATACGAATGTCATCAAGTTTTAAGTTGGTAGAGAAAACTTGTGGACCTAAACGAACGTGATAACGACCATTGTCATCGCGAGTAATAAATTCGCGGAAAGGGGTGGTATAGCGTTTTTTCATGATTAGCCACCAAACATCCAAACTACTAAGTTTGAGATAACGATCCAAAGCACGATCGAAAGGGCAATAAACTTAATAAAGTCAATTGCATTGGCTTTAATGGTTGCTAAACGAGAAGGGCGCTGTTCTTCAGCGGTAGGGTGCTGAAATAATCGGGCAGTCGTTTGACTCTGAATAGTGTTTTGTTTCATACTTGTCTCGCATTTTGCAAAGCACATCGAGAGGTAGAAGGTTCGGTGTGCTTTTTATTGTCTTGGTGAAATTTAGTTTAGTAAAAAACTAAATAGGACGCAACAATAAATTTAGTATAAATCTAAAAATAATTTATTCTTATACTAAACGCTGTTTAGTGCGGACAAAATAAAACCCACAAAAAGTGGGTTCATAAGTTGATCTTTATAAGTTTTTTTAAGGCTTAACTAGCGAAAGTTCCAATCTACCTAAAAAAACGAGTTCATTTAATTGTTCTCTGGTGATGATTTCATCGGGATACTTTTTCTTATCTGGATTGTCGCTTTGTAGGCGTACAGTCTTCTCGTCACCATAACTAATAAACACACGTTTCATTCGCAATAAGCTGTTATGCATAAAAACATAAACATCACCGCTAATCATTGCAGAAGTATCAACTGGTGTTGTATCAACAAATAAAGGACTATCAGGTACTACAGTAGGCCACATACTGTATTCAGTTGAGTAAATAATCCTAAGCCTTTCAGGCTTAATATTTATACCCATTAATCTTAAGAAATTTGGATCAACTTCAAGGTAATCAGTTACGTCTTCTAGGAAATTAGCCACACCATCCCCACAGGAAGCTCTAACATTTTTATGCACAGGAATCTTAATTGTATTTTTATTTTCAAATGATGATTTAAATTCGACTGGAGATATACGCAAGTCATCTGACTTTGGGTTTACCTGAGGATTAAAAGGAACAATATTATTATGATCAGTTGAGTGGTCAACATCCATAAAGCCATGTTCAAGATTTAGCATCTTTTCAATTCTTCTGGCGACAGTATTCCCCAGACTAACCGGTTTGCCATTTTTACCAAGAGTACCCTGAGTAATTTGAGTGATATAGGAGGTCGGTGTATCCACTAACTCCGCAAACTCTTTTTGAGTACTGTATTTCTCAAGCAACTTTATAAGGTTGGCTTTGCGTATTGCTGAAATATCCATAGCTGAATTAAATAGTAAAATACTAAAAAAATAAATGTGTAAAATACTAAACGAAGCTTGCAATAAACTTAGTAAAATACTAAATTATAAGAAGGCAACTTTTAGGACCCGTTTTTTATGACTTCTGTTCAAGAAACAGCACGTATCAAAAATCAAGTAAGCAGCCTTTTGGCATACATGAAAAAACTTGGCTCAGATTCTGAGGTTCAGGCTTTTGCAGAAAAATGTGGAACAACCAAAGGGAACTTATTGCAAATTGCGTACGGCGGAAGCGTTTCACCCATCTTGTCAAAGAAAATCTCAAACCAAAGTGGTGGGGAGGTTTTACTTTCCGATCTAAGACCAGACATTTTTTCTGAAACATAAGATCAATACCTATTTTTCGTTTGAAGTTGGTCTAGATAAAAAGTGAAAAGCCCCATTGCGAAGAAATATGTTCAGCAGATGTTGATTATCTGCATCAACAAAAAGCAAAGGAAAACCTATGCAAAACTTTAAAACGCATTCAAAACCAAGCAAAAAATTACTTGTACCAATGTCAACAAGAGTACCAGTTGAGGTGCAAGAACTTGTAGATGAATTGGTGGGATCACATGAGAGAGGGAGAGCTAAATGGATAAGGGAGGCCATAAATTTAAAACTTGAAGTTGACTTGGGTCAATCATCAATTGATGAGCTCAAAAAATCAAAGAATACAATGAATTCAAGTGAATACCTGAGTGTATTCAAAAGTATTTTTTCTTTATTCCATACAAGCAAAAAGCCCGATGTGCGAGATCGAGCTTTAGGTGTTCATTAACCAAGGAGATTAAATCACATGTCTACTGTATCAAATCAGATGAATAAAGACAAATTGTTAGAGTTAAAGCGCCAGCAAAGTTACCAGTCCTGGCATGGGCCAGCTTTAAAAACGCTTGCCGATTTATTGAAAGAACGCAAAGCGAACTTAAAGAAACGTAACCATGATGAAAACCAAGCAGCGGTAACACGTGATGAGTTTATGCAAGGCCTAGTTAATGATCATGGTGTACACGGCATAAATCTTTATCACGCGGGTGTAATTATCTCGAGTCTGTATAGGGCTAAAAAAATTCGATATTTGGGTAGCTTCATCCAAATTATTGAAGGGGATGGTGGCGCGTGATCCCACAAGAACTAATTAATGAAATTAGGCAAAATGCCCTTTTTGTTATAAATCATAGCGGTGGAAAAGATAGCCAAGCCATGATGATAAAACTACTTGAGTTTGTTCCTAAGGAGCAAATTCTTGTAGTTCATGCAAGTCTTGGTTTTATGGAATGGCCAGGAGCATTAGAGCTTGCACAGAGTCAAGCTGCTGCAGCTGGCGTTGATTTTATTGTGGCCAAAGCAAGTAAAACATTTCTTGATATGGTTCTGAAACGATTTTCTGAACGCCCTGAGGTTCCTTCATTTCCTTCACCTAAGTACCGCCAATGCACCAGTGACTTAAAAAGAGATCCTATCAAGCGAGAGGTACGCCGTTACGCAAAGGCTAATGATTTCAATCGAATAGTAAATTGTGTTGGTTTGCGTGCTGAGGAATCTAGCCATCGTGCAAAGCAAATGATCTTTAAACCTGCAGCTGAGAATGGTAAAGCAGGTCGCACCTGGCATGACTATCTTCCGATACATTCTCTTACAACCAATGAGGTTTTTCAGACCATTAAAAATGCTGGTCAATCACCTCATTGGGCGTACCAGGATAATGATCGTTTAAGTTGTATCACTTGCATTATGGCAAGCGCGAGAGACTTAATTAATGGTGCAACAAAAAATCCTGAATTCTATGCATTGATGTGTCTGGTAGAACAAATTACTGGATATGCAATGCACGCTAGTTTGCGGTTCCTTCCTGATCTAACCGGTATACATCCTAATTATTCACTTTTAAGCGAATACCAAGATCTAGTTTCAAAGTTTTCAAATACGCGCTCTAACAGAAAACGTATACAAATGCTGGAGGTTGCAGCATGAGTAAGTATGTCCCTAATTCATTCCAAGTTGCGAACGCTTTTGTAGATGAAGCAATGAGTAAAATCTCTGATGCTTCAGTAAAAATCTATTTGATTATTAACCGTAAAACACGTGGCTGGGCAAAAGAATGTGATGCGCTTTCACTTACGCAACTAGAAGAACTGTCAGGGAAAAGTCATCCAACAGTCGTTAGATGTACAAAAGAGCTTGTTAAAGTTGGTTTAGTAAGAAAACATGAGCAATCTGTATATGGGAATGTTTACTCATTAATAGACAATTATTTTGTTGGTGAGCATGTAAACTTCCCAAACAAGAGTTCAGTACTTGTTCAGTCTTTTAGCTTATTTAATGGGCAGCTAGTTAAAATTTTTAACTACCAAAAGCCTGTGTCTAAAAAATCAGTTAAGAGCAAAAAGAGTAAAAATCTGTGTTTAAATTTTCCACAAAAATCTCGGTTGCTAGTTAAAAATTTTAACTACCTTGAAAATACTAGCCAGTTAAATTTTTTAACTACTGCTAGTAAAAATTTTTTACCCCTACTAGTTAAAATTTTTAACACACAAAACACACTATCAAAACCAACTTATCAAAATAAAAAAAATACATGGTTTGTTTTAGAAAATTTGAAGTTTGAAATTTGTTCTATCAATCCGTCAATTGATACGGATGAGATTTTCAAGGCCTCTTGGTTTGAGAGAGAGTTAAAAGCATTCAAAGGTTTTAACGAAGGTCGCAATCACTCTGATTACGATATGGTTCGATTCTTTGCTGAGTGGATGCTTAAAGCACGCGCTAAATACGCCAAGATGAAAACACCGGCACCTCGCCAAAACAATTATTCAAATGGTCAGTCAGCTAAACCAGCTAATCAAATTCCTGAAGTAATTACTTTCGCATCTGAAAAACAACTATTCGCGTTCGCACGCCGTTTAGTAAACCATCCTGATTTCAAAGATACATTTTGCCATACCGGTGAATCATGGATGGATGCTGGAAAGCGTATGGCTCAAAAGTTGGTAGATCCTCAGGAACAAAAACCATTTATTCCGTATTTGATCGAGATGGGTTTTAAAAACTCATCCAAGGAGACGGCTGCATGATTACTCTAAATAAAACTACCGGCATTCAAAAATTAAAAGAGATTCTTCAAGAATTTGATTCTTGTATGTACATCGAACGTGACAATTTTTTTGACAAGCATTATGACCTAGTTAAAAGCGAAAGTGATATTGAGCAAATTCGTATTGCAGTCAAAGCAGCTGAATTAAAGAGGGGTACACGTGTCAAAGTAAATTTCACACATGTACCAGACAAGGGTCAAAACAAAATTCATTTTGTTGGCAATGGTACTGTCGATCTGTTTGAAGATAACCGGGTATTTGGTCGTTTAGATGATGGCCGACCTTTTTGCTGTTTAGTCTCAGATATAGAAATTTTGGTTTCAGAAAAATTAGAAAAGGAAGATGGCTACGAAGAATCTAAGGCAGTCAATAAAGTCTATTTTTTTCTTTGTTTGGTCTTGGGCTGTGCAGTAGTTAAGGGGTGTGGCCTATGAAAAAGGTTATCAGTTTTAGTGGTGGACGTACTTCAGGGTATGCAGTCAATCTCTTTAAAAATGATCCTGATGCTTATTTTATTTTTATGGATACTGGCGCAGAGCATCCAGCTACTTACCAATTTATTAAAGATATTGTTAAACATTGGAAAATAAATCTTGTATGTCTTCGTGTAGTCGTTAATCCACAAATGAAAAAGGGTGTGGGCTACAAAATTATACCCCTTGATGAGCTCAAACAAGACTTGGAACCTTGGAGAGATATGCTCAAAAAGTATGGAAGTCCTTATTACGATATGCCGTTTTGTACAGCTCGTATGAAAACTGAACCTTTTGAAAAATATTGCAATGATGTGTTTGGGAAAAACAACTATGAACGATGGATTGGTATTAGATCTGATGAGCCAAAACGGTTGCCAATTGAGGTTTTAGAAAAGCTTGGTTTACCTATTCATAAAGACGCAAAGAAGCAGAAAGCCGGGTTTAGATATTTAGCTGAAATTAGTGATTTCACTAAAGAAGATGTTTTGGACTGGTGGGAACAACAACCTTTTGATTTAGCAATTACAGAACATCTAGGTAATTGTGTTTTTTGTATTAAAAAACACTTAAACAAAGTTGCACTAGCTGCCAAAGACGAACCTGAACAAGCAGTGAAATGGATAGCGGTTACTGAAGGCGAAAACGTCAGATCTGAAGGTAGAAAATACAACCATCATCGGATGTATCGAACGCGGTTACATTTGAGCGATGTTATAGAGGCTTTCAAAAATCATGACAGAGATGAGCTTTACAACGCTCTTAGAAGTAGCAAGCGCTATGAAACAGGCTCTTGTACTGAATCATGCGAAGCCATTATTTGAGGGAATGGTGGATGAAGTTAACTAAACAACAACGGGCAGAGTTAAAACAAAAATTTGGCGGCCATTGTGCGTATTGCGGTGAAATGCTCGGTGATAAATGGCATGCGGATCATATCGAAGCTGTGAAACGAGATTTAATTCATGTTGGCGGTGGCAAGTTGATTACTGGAGAAATGACTAGACCGCAAAACGACACTTTGGAAAACATGAATCCAGCGTGTGTTCCTTGTAATACAAACAAGTCGTCTATGCCCTTGGAAGGGTGGCGGAGGATGCTCACACATTATCGTGATGTTCAGTTGTTACGAGATAGCACACATGCTCGTCATTTACTACGTTTTGGGCTGATTGAAATCAAATCTGAGCCTGTGAAGTTTTTCTTTGAGAGTTATAAAGAGGGCCAGTCATGAATAAACCATTAGAAACTTTTGATATAGACGCAGCAAAGGCTCGCTACGAAAAATTACGAGGCCGATATAACCGGAGTGGGCTATCTAATACTGATTACAACGAGCTACTTCAATTAGAAAAGGCAATCGAGCAAGCAAAGAAAGTTAATGAAGGAGCGCCGATTGATGAGCGAAAATAAGTTATCACCAAGACAGTTGGTACTCATTCGACGGGCAGCTGAAGATGCTATACATGCTTGCAATAGACATTACGGCCCATTTGTTGACTATGTTGCTCACCCATTAAATATCATTTCATTGGTTGATATGGCGCAAGAAAGCCTACACCAGCAAGAGCTAATAAAACAAAAGGATACAGTAATAAAATTTGCTAACAGTATGGCGAATTTAGATCAACAGAAGTTCAAGGAATTACAAGAACGGATAAATCTTGCCCTGCAACAAATACAAGGCAATTTGCAATATGTTGAGCAGGATAAGAGAGAAAACTTTGAATTTCTGCAAATGGCTATGATTCGAGCATTTAAAGAATTAGAGAAAGTGCTCAATGGTGGTGAGCCTAAATGACATCGATGAGTTTAGCGGATTATCACTCTAAATTTCCAAACGGCCATAAAGCTAAAAAGGGCCGTAATAAATTTAATGCTTCAAAAGTCACATTAGATGGGATGACTTTCGACAGCAAAAAAGAACTCAAGCGATATATCGAACTTAAAGCCATGCAGCAACGCGGTGAAATCTTTGGATTAGAGCACCATGCAAAATTTGAATTGGCTCCTAAAACTAAGATAGAGGGGGAAAAGAGAACAAAGCCGGCACTTAGATATTTTGCTGATTTTACTTACTACCTCATCAATGGCGAGTACATCGTTGAGGACGTTAAGTCTATTGCTACTAGGAAATTACCTAGTTATCGCAATAAGAAACATTTAATGAAAACTGTACACGGTATTGATATTAGAGAGGTTTGAGAAAAGTTTATGAGCGACATTGAAACGGTAGGCTGGACGGCAGATAAGCGGTTTTTCATATTAAAAATTAATATGGAAACGAGTTTGACTACAGATGATTGTGAGGTTTTAGCAGGATTGTTTGTTGAAAAATATAGTCTGGAATTTTCAGGCTGCCAGTTTCATGGAAAGCTCGCAGTGATATGTGGAGATAAAGTTTACGTGAATCCTTGGGCGCTTGATCAAGAAGCAAGTGTAGATGAACCAGTTGAGGAACTGTCATTTAGTGAGTTCCAAACGTTATTGAATAATTAAGGTATAGGGGGTGCTTATCTTATGACTACAGTTGTAATGGATTGGTCAAGATTTTCTATTTTTGAATGGTTCGTTTGTGGCTTAAACCCGAAATCACCTTCATTTGGTGCTGCGAACGTTAGATGTACTGATGGGAGGTCAATAGACTTTCATGACAAATTAGGGGTGGTAGCTGCAATGGGTGATCAACTAACAAAATCAGTTGCAATGGTCATTATGACCGAAGGAAAGTCCCAACGGGATTATGAATATGTTCGCAATCATTTAGCTAAAATAATGATTGATGGAGCAGAGAAAGATAAAAGAAGAGAGCCTAAGGGGATAGCTATTTACCACTTAGCTTGGTTAATTGCTCGTATTGTTATTGATTTTGCTTTAGATCCCGAATTAGAAAACGCACATAAGGATCCTGGTCGACTTGTTTATGCCGGCATTAGAAGTTTCCAAATGGATCCGGAGGTATACCGCAAAACATGGAAACGATACGAAGATATGATGATTGCCGCGCTTAATGAAGAAATTTTAAAAGCTACTGTAATCGCTGAACGCTATAAGAAAGAAACCTTAAATGAAGCAAGAAATTAGTTTCCACTTTTGTGCTATTTGAGGTATAGTTTTATTAAATTGGTCGAAGTATAAATTAGACCAAATTGCATTTAAAAGCTCATCTAAACAGGTGGGCTTTTTTATGGCCTCATTAAAAGCTCGGGTCCTTAAGGATACCGAGTTTTTTTATTTTTAGTCTTAATTCTAGGAATAAACAGCATGACTATGACAAACGCTGAATTAGAGAATGAAATCAAAGCTCTAAAAACTCAAATTACATCTCTTCAAGGAACTGTTAGCAATAAAGCTGATGCTACAGCAGTAAGTGCTTTGAATGCCCGAGTTACTAGTGTGGAAGGTGTAAATACAAGCCAAGGTAATTCAATCACTACTTTGAATAATGGCTTAAATGCAGTTTCGACACGTGTTACTGCATTAGAAAATAAATAAATAAAAAACTCGGTCCCAAATGGAGACCGAGTTTTTTTATATCGAGTAAAACTGGGGACGAAGTACTGCGGTAACAGCACTTCGACCTCCTGACAGATGTAGCCTGCCAAAAGCCAAGCCCAGCTATCGTGCACACGATTTGCGAAGGCTATCAAAAATATAAGCTTTTGCACAGGAAAATTTTTATGAAATCAAAACCAATAATTCCATGGCAAGGTGGTAAAACCCGTTTGGCTAAGGATTTGTTGTGTAAGTTCCCAGAACATTCATGTTATGTGGAATTATTTTGTGGTGGAGCAGCATTATTCTTCTTAAGAGAAGGACCAGCAAGAACTGAAGTAATAAATGATCTGAATGGCGAGTTGGTAAATCTGTACCGGGTAGTGCAGAACCATTTAGAAGAATTTGTGCGTCAATTCAAATGGTGCATTTCAAGTCGCCAGATTTTTGAATGGGAAAAACTAAAAGTACCAGACACACTAACGGATATTCAGCGAGCTGCAAGATTTTATTACCTTCAGCAACATGCGTTTGGTGGTAAGGTTTCTGGGCAGACATTTGGATATGCAACAACAGGCCGCTCTTTAAATCTCTTGCGGATAGAGGAAAGTTTAAGTGCAGCACATTTGCGTTTGAATGGAGTCTATATTGAAAACCTGTCCTGGGATATTTGCTTTGATAAGTATGACCGGGAACATACATTTTTTTATGCTGATCCGCCGTATCTAGATACAGCAGGTTATGGAGTAGATTTTCCATTAGATCAGTATGAACTTCTTTCTGAAAAGATGAAGACTTGCAAAGGGAAGGTAATGCTATCAATTAATGATCATGAAAAGATTCGTGAAATCTTTAAAGGTTTTAATTTTGCATGTACTTCAATTAATTATTCTGTTGGTCGTGATTTGGCTGCTAAGAGTAAGAAAAGTAATGAACTGATAATTATGAATTATTGATCTCATAATTTGGTTTAAAAGTTTGCCGTAATAATTGCGGCGCAAACGGCCCCTCTAAAAAATGGTTATTGGAGGGGCTTTTTCTTTTTGGAGAAATAAAAGTGCGTATGAGCCGATTATTACTAGCCACAACTGCTGGATTAATGGCCTTAAATACAAAACTAAGTGTTTTAAGCGCCTTGGTTGCATCATGTGGACACGCATCACCTTTGAGCTGTAAGGCAAATACAGTAAAGAGTAAACCTAACAAACTAAGTCAAAAGAAAAAACGCCTTATTGCTCGTCGTCTTAATAAACATAAGTGAGCTGGATAAATGGACAAAAACGAAGCTAAAAAAAATCTGGATAAATATTCACAGGAACTTGAGCGTTATCAAAATCTCTCCAGATCGGGTCTTAGCCGTGATGAAATGTTAGTTATCGATAGAATAATTCTTAGATTAAAAAAGCAAGTTAATAATTTACGGACGGCCTTATATGGACAGTAACGATTATTTTTGGCTTACAAGAAAAAAAGAACCAAGAACAAAACCAAAAAGCCGCCCATTACCCAAAGCAACTCAAAAATACCTAGAAGCTGAAGAAGAATTTACTCATGCATTAGATGTGCTTGAAATCAAATATGAAAAGAAATTTAAGTTTAAATCTACAAAACATTGGCGATTTGATTTTCATTTAATTGAACATCGTATTCTGGTCGAAATTGCGGGTGGTCCATGGTCAGGTGGTCGAAAAGGTAAGCTCAAAGATAAAGCTTGGAGTATGGATCGATACGATGATGCTGAAGCAATGGGATATACGGTTGTTCGGTTAGAGGCAGCACCAAGTTTTAAAATTAATGAATCTGGCCCGTTACAGATACAAGCTCATTTTGCTAGTCAGTGGCTTAAAAACTTAAAGAGGCAAATATTTAATGGATCAGATCAGACCGTTTCCACCAACTGATTTTATTGATCAAGCTGAAGAAGAGGAAGCAATTCGTTTAATACCGGCTCCAGACCTAAAAAAATGGGTTGTGGCTAATTACTTAACGATTGGTGGGCCTCTTTATAATCCAGATCATGATCATATTGCTGAGTTACTTCATGATAATGAAGAGTTCTTGGCATTTGCTTGGGCCTCTTCTGCATATAAAAGCAAGCAGGCGATGGTGCTGGGGCAGTGTGAAAAAGTAATGTTTAACGTCGGTGGCTGGCGTAAAGCTAGACAAGAGCAACAGATGCGTGACTGGTTCGGTTTTGTGCCAACATACTTAATAACTGTCGACGCTTCTTTCTGTGAGCGTGCAAACGATACAGAGTTCTGTTATTTGCTTGAACATGAGCTTTACCACATTGGAGTGATGAGAGACGAGGACGGAGAAATTGTTTATAGCGATAGTTCTGGTCTGCCTAAGCACTATCTTGCTGGTCATGACGTTGAAGAGTTTATTGGCGTAGTTAAACGGTGGGGACCAAGTAAGAATGTTAAGCGACTTATTGAGGTCGCAAAAAATCCGCCGTTTGTTTCTGATTTAGATATTGCGAGATGCTGCGGGAACTGTGTAATCAATTGAGCCTTATGGCTCTTTTTTTTGTCCTGTTTGCTGTACGTAGCTGTACGAAGGGGAATTTATGGCAGCACTAAAAGAGCCTGTGAAAATATTTATTGTTCAAGCTCTTGCATGCCGTGATACCCCTCAAGAAGTGGTTGAACAGGTCAAGCAAGAGTTTGGAGTTGATATTAGTCGTAGCCAATGCGAATGCTATGACCCAACAAAATATTCGGGCAGAAACTTAAGCAAGAAGTTTGTTGAGCTTTTTGAATTAACCAGAGAGAAGTTTGATAAAGGCTTAATTGATATTCCTATTGCTAATAAGTACTACCGACTGAAGCAATACCAAAGACAGCTTGAGAAGACTAGAAACGTCAAAACAGCCTTAAAAATTCTTGAGCAAGCCGCTAAAGACATTGGTGGTCAATTTACTAATCGTCAAGAAATTACAGGCAAAGACGGCGGACCAGTTCAAACAGTTAATTCTGAAATTCCAGTTCCAATGGAAGATTACTTAAAAGCGCGGAGGGAAGTCTTAGATGAGTACTGATGCGGCTCGGGATAAAGCCATCCAGATCGAGGCGCAAGAAGATTTATATTTCTTTACAAGGTACATGTTTAAGGAGCGCCGAGGCTACAAATGGATGCAAAATTGGCACCACTTAGAAATCTGCGAAGCATTAATGAAAGTTTATCGCGGTGAGACTAAGCGGTTAATTATTAACGTACCACCTCGATATTCAAAAACTGAAATTGCTGTAATTAATTTTATGGCTTGGTGTTTTGGAAAGAAACCTGACTGTGAGTTTATTCATATCAGTTACTCGGCAATGCTTGCCGCAAATAATGCATTTCAGACTCGTAATATGGTTCAAGAAAAGGCTTATAAAAAGGTCTTTCCTGATCTTAAATTACGTGAGGATAGTAAAGCTAAGGATTTCTGGCGCACAGATGCAGGCGGAGTCTGCTATGCGACTGGTACTGGCGGTACCATTACAGGTTTTGGTGCAGGCAAAATGCGTGAAGGCTTTGGTGGTTGCATCATCATTGATGACCCGCATAAGGCCGATGAAGCCAAATCAAAAACTATCCGTGAAGGTGTAATTGACTGGTTCCAAAATACTCTCGAGTCTCGTACTAACTCACCAGAAACGCCAATTATTGTCATTATGCAGCGTCTTCATGAAGATGATTTGGCTGGATGGCTGCTAGGTGATAGAAAAGACGGCGTTCCTGTAGCTGGTGGTAACGGTGAAGTGTGGGAGCATCTATGTCTTTCGGCTATTCAAGAAGACGGATCTGCATTGTGGCCAGCAAAACACAATATTCAAAAGTTGAAGCAAATGGAGCAAGCTGCGCCGTATGTTTTTGCCGGGCAATATCGTCAAATGCCATCACCGCCAGCAGGTGGTTTTTTTAAGCCTGACAATATTGAAATTGTGGATGCTTTACCTGCTGATGTAGTGAAGCAAGTAAGGGCTTGGGACTTTGGTGCTACTGAGAATGAAGGCGACTTTACAGCAGGTGTTAGAGAAGCTCTTGGCGCAGATGGTTTTACTTACATTGTCGATGTTACAAGAGGACAGCTTGGTCCAGACAATGTTAATAAGCGCTTAAAACAAGTCACAGAGTTAGATGGGATGGGCGTAACGGTAAGGATTCCTCAAGATCCTGGTCAAGCTGGTAAATCACAAGCTAGTGCATTCGTAAAACTTCTTGCAGGATATGACGTCAAAGCCAAACCAGTTTCGGGAGACAAACTCACACGTGCACAACCTTTTGCGGCGCAAGTTAACGTGGGTAACGTGAGAATGCTTAGAGGTGATTGGAATAAAGACTTTATTGAAGAGCTTCGCAATTTTCCAAATGGAACGCATGACGACCAAGTTGATGCTGGTTCAGATGCATTTAATGAATTGAATGGAGGTTTTGAGGCCTTCTTTGCTGATATGGGATTTGCTCGATGAGTGACGTAACTTTTAAACATCCTGAATATGTTAAAAACTTGCCATATTGGCAGAAGCTAGATGATGTGTGTGAAGGCGAGGATGCTGTAAAGGCTAAAGGAGAAAAGTATCTTCCGAAACCCAATGCTCATGATCAATCACCTGCAAATAAAAGTGCTTATGAGGCTTATCGTACTCGGGCAGTCTTTTATGAAGTAACGGGGACTACATCTAATAGTTTAGTTGGTGCAGCTTTTGCAACCGATCCAAGTTTTAAATTTCCTCCAGAACTAGCTCACTTAGAACGCAATGCTAACGGCGCGGGATTAAGTGCTTATCAATTGGCACAGAACGGGATCCGACATTTATTAAAGCATTATCGTTGTGCTTTATATGTTGACTATCCTGCAGTTACACCGGCTCGAAATCTTGCGGAGTTTAAACAGCAAAAAGCCTACCCGATGATTCACTTATTGAATGCCATTGATGTGATCAATTGGGATTCAATGATGATTGATAACCAGAAAAAGCTTTGCTTGGTGGTCATCCGTGAATTTACTTCAGAACGAGGCGCTGATGGCTTTAGCAAATCTGAGGTAGAGCAATACAGAGTACTTCGTTTAGAGCCTGATAATGAAGGAAACTTCATCTATACAGTTCAAGTTTACACAAAAGGCGACAAGGGTACATGGAAGGGCGAAGATAAGAAGTATCCCACTGATAATAACGGGGATTTCTGGTCTTATATTCCATTCACTTTTGTGGGGGCTATTGATAACTCTGAAGAGATTAAAAAGCCTCCATTGCTCCCATTGGCTAATCTTAATTTAGCTCATTATAGAGATAGTGCGGACTTTCAAGAGTCCGTTTTTTATATGGGCCAACCACAGTTTTATGCTAAGGGAGTTAATTGGGCTTGGTATGACGAGGCTAAAAAGCGTGGCATTTATATCGGTGCGAAAGTTCTATTACCTTTACCTGAAAACGGTGATTTGGGGATTGTACAAGCAGATCCAAACACATTAGCACGGGAAGCTATGAAGGATAAGTGGGAGCAAATGAAGGAGCTTGGTGCTCGACTTATTGAAAAAGGTTCCGCAGCTAAAAAGACTGCTACTGAATCTAACAGTGATGATGCCGTGCAGCATTCCGTTCTTTCACTTTGTGTTGTGAATATGAATGAAGCTTTGTCTATGGCTTTACGTTGGGCTGCTAAATTTGTAGTACCTAATGTTGATGTTCTGACTAAAGATGAACTGATGTTCGAAATTAGTCAGGAATTTAACAAGCAAGGTTATTTAGCTGAGTTGGCTCGTCAATTGTTTGAAGCAGCTTTACAAGGTAGATCTTCATTCAAATCTTGGTGGGAATACAACCAAACAGGAATGTTTCCTAAACAAAAATATGAAGAAGAAATCCTAAATGTTGAAGCTGAACAGGATGGGACTTTGAATCAAGGAGTGAATTGATATGGCGGCAACTATCAAAGAACTCTTAGAGGCACTAACTCAACACCAAGCATATCTTTTTCGCGCTTCATCAAAAACAGTTAATGAATTATTAGGTTTATTTAATGATGATACAAAAGCAATGCTTTCAAAGCTGCGTGATCTATTAGAGGAACTTAATGATTCAGAGAAAATTGCTTTAGCTGGTGGGAAGTATACAACGTCAAACCTCAGAGAGATTAAAGATTTGATTGACCAATGGTTTGCTAGTGTAAATACAAGCTTACCTGAAGCTTTCACCGTCTCTGCTACCGCTTTAGCGGTTTATGAAGCTAATTACATAGCCAAGCTATACGGAGCGAAAAATAAAACTCTTAGCGGTGACAAGTTCTATTCTGCTGCTAAAAAGGTACCATTGGCTGGTGGTGCCCTAGTTGATGATCTTTTATCAAGAATTACTGAAGCTGCCCGTCAAAAAGTTGAATATGCAATCAGAGATGGTATTAACACTGGCAAAACTAATAGTGAGATTATTCAGCGTATCCGTGGTACCAAGAAGCTAAATTATGAAGACGGATTACTCAACAGCACAAAATCAGACATTGAGCGCACTGTAAGAACGGTTCGGAGCCATGTAGCTAACCAGGCATATTTAAAAAGTTTTGATCAAATTGGCTTCAAATATGTGCGATTTGTGAGTGTTCTTGATGGAAGAACTTCAAAACTTTGTGCATCCCTTGATGGAAGCTTTTGGGAAATAAATGACCCAGCAAAGCGCGTTCCTCCATTACATCCAAATTGTCGAAGCATTCTGGTACCAGTTGAGAAAGACGGTTCTTTAGCTGGTCAGCGTCCTTTTGTGATGGATGAGAGAAGAGTGAAAGACATCCCCAAAGAAGAGCGTGATCAGTTGATTGGGCAAATGGATGCAAACATAACATTTAAAGAGTTCTTCAAAAAGACAGATGACTTCTTTCAAAAAGAATGGTTGGGACCAAAGCGTTACAAACTCTTCAAAGAGGGAAAATTTGATTTTGAAAAGTTCTTCGATCCGGATGGACGTCTTTATACACTCGACCAACTTCGCATGTTGGACGAACAATTGTTCAAGAGGTTGGGAATATGAATTTTACTTTAAGTGGTGAGGGGAAAATTCAACTATCTACTCGAGCAAAATACAGATTGCGTAGATGGCTTAGAAAACTTGAAAAGAGGTCGAAGTTATGAAGCAAATAACTATGACTCAAGCACAATACATCCTAAGTACAAATCTTATTGTTGTGCCTTTTGTAAGGAAGTTGATTCCAAGATATATGGCTATTTTAGGATACAACTTCAAACAGCCCACAGCACAGATTCCGCATTAAACCTAATTCAAACCATAGCACCTTCGGGTGCTTTTTTTATATGAGGTCATCATGACAAAGCAACCGCAAACACTTCAAGAGCTAGTTCAAAATGTTGAATATTTCAATGTGGACCAAGCATCACCAGATGCACTACCTAAACGCATTATATGCATCCTAAAACTTCACTCTGGAGTGCAAGTAAACGGCGAGTATTTGATTCCTGAAGGTTCACCTGTTGGTGATTACAATCCGTTTGCACTTACATCTGCCATTGAAAATTTAAAAAAGCTCGGATTTGAAATTATTGAACCACCTTCTGAACCACAAGTAATCGAAGGTGAGGCAGTTGAGGTTGGCCAGAATTTAGATGACCCATCACTTAAAGCGGTTGAAGCACCAAAAATTAAAAGTCTGGAATCCCATGTAACTGTTACGGGCGCAGGGGTTAATACTTATGATGTTCGTCATGCAAATCTGCATTCAATTGAAGCATTGACCTCACTTTTGAAGGTTACGAAGTTAAATACTGATGTGTCGAATGCTGCAAACTCTAAGCTTGTTGAACTTATTAATGGACTCTAAGTTTCAGGCGTCTTGAGCATATTTTAATTTTAACCAGCACACTAAGGTGCTTTTTTTGTGAGAAAGAAATGACCAAAGAAGTAACAGAGCAAGAGTTAGCGGAAAAGTCTGTGGCACCCCGAGTAACTAAAGCGCAAATTGATGCGATGATGGACCGCGTTACATATACAGTGGAGCAGCGCCCTGGAGGTACAACATCTACTTTTGTACATGCATTTTTAGATGGAAAATTTTTTCTAGCAACGGGTTTTAGCGCATGTGTGAATGCAGAAAACTTTGATGCTGAAATGGGTGAGCGTATAGCTCGAAGCAACGCAGAAAAGTCAGCCGAAAATAAACTTTGGGAACTCGAAGGCTATCGTTTATTTGCCACAAACTTCTAAGTTTTTAATCGAAATAAAGCGTCCTTAGGGGCGCTTTTTTAATGTCTGCCGGAAGCGGATGCGGACGGTGAATCCGGGCGGATGCCCACTTGTGTATATAGGTTGGATGACCAATGAAACTTAAAACAGTAACGATCGACGGTAAAGTTTATGCGGAAGTAGACGGCGATAAGCCGATCTATATTCATGATGACGGCAAAGAAATGCCACATGATGCACCTCATTCGGTAGCAACAATTGCACGCTTAAACAATGAAGTTAAAACACATCGTGAAGCCAAAGAAGCAGCTGAAAAAGCATTAAAAGCTTTTGAAGGAATCGAAGACCCTGCGGCAGCTAAAAAGGCCTTACAAACAATCCAAAATCTCGATGATAAAAAGCTGGTGGATGCCGGTGAAGTTGAGAAAGTTAAAGCTGAAGCTATCAAAGCAGTTGAAGAAAAATATGCCCCGATTGTTGAGCAACGTGATGCTCTTGAGGCCTCATTGCATAAAGAGCTAATCGGCGGTGGTTTTGCTCGTTCTAAGTACATTCAAGACAACATTGCAGTACCTGTGGATATGGTGCAAGCGACCTTTGGTCATCACTTCAAAATCGAAGAGGGCAAGGTGGTTGCATATGACCAGAACGGCGAAAAGATTTATTCACGTGTACGCCCAGGTGAACTTGCAAATGTTGATGAAGCTTTAGAGTCATTGGTTGGTGGATACCAGCATAAAGACTTAATTCTTAAAGGTGGTAAAGGGACTGGTGGAGGTTTCCAAAGCGGGGGCAAAGGTGGAGCACCTACTGGAATGAAACGCAGTGAAATGTCTGTTTCTCAGAAAGCAGATTACATCAAAGAACATGGCAATGATGCCTTCCTAAAACTACCGAACTAATCATTAAATATTTGGAGATAAGTAGTTATGACTACAACAGTTAATTCAGACATGATCATCTACAACCAATTGGCTCAAACTGCTTATTTAGAGCGTTTGCAAGACAATTTGAACGTATTTAACCAGGCCTCTAATGGTGCAATTGTATATCGCAATGAGATTATTGAAGGTGATTTCAATAAAGAGGCATTTTACAAAGTGGGCGGTAGCATCAAGCATCGTGATGTGAATTCAACCGCCAAAGTAGTGCCTGAGAAGATTGGGTCTGGTGAATCTGTAGGCGTAAAAGTCCCATATAAATATGGTCCTTATGCTTCAACCGAAGAGGCATTCAAACGCCGTGCACGCACACCTGAAGAGTTTGCCATGATTCTTGGTTATGATTTAGCAGATGCATTAGTTGCAGGACGTTTACAGTACAGTTTAGCCTCCTTAAAAGCAGCTATTTCTAGCAACCCGGATATGGTTGCCAAAGGCAGTATTGCTGTAGATGGGCGTAAAGCATTAACACGTGGTATGCGTAAGTTTGGCGATAAGTTTGGACGTATTAGTTTATGGGTAATGAACTCAGATACTTATTTCGATATTGTCGATGATGCAATCACTAATCAAATTTATGGCGAATCTGAAATCGTTATCTATGGTGGTTTACCGGGTACCTTAGGTAAGCCGGTATTGGTTACAGATGCCGTAGGTGATGATGATGCATTTGGTTTGCAAATGGGTGCAGTTACTGTTACAGAATCACAAGTACCAGGCTTCCGCGCGTATGACATCAATGATGAAGAAAACTTGGCAATCGGTATGCGT